CCTTCGCTTGAGGGGTTCCTGTCTCATCAAAATTGATTTCTTTGTTCTCCAAGCGAACTTCTCGGTAATTTTGCTTAAATGGTTGCCCATTGACGACTTCCAAGAGTCCCTGGGTCGACAATTTTGCAATTTCTTGCTCATACTCTTGACTACCTTTCTTCCCAACTATCTTTTCTAATCGAGGTTGGGAATAAAATTGAATGATATTAGCCACTCTAAGTCGGGCAACATGAACCAAAAACTCTCTTTCGAGCAATCTCATCTTCATTCTGATTCGTTTTAGGGCACTTTCCTTAACAATCGCTGCTTCAGTCGCCGTACCTGGAGTTGGTAACGAAGCTGATCGTGGATCAATTCCTGTCGACGTAGTAGCATCATCACCTAAAAGTTTGATTGAAAGCTCCACACTTCTTGGAATATCGCCATACTCAATCGCTTTCGCTGCATTGACATCATCGGTAGGAATCAGTCCATGAGGTCTAGCCATCAAATCCTCATCGTTCAACCCGAGGTTATTTGAGACTAGGAACATCTTATCGATGTCCAAATGATTCCTGTCGATCACCATCCGCCTTAGAGTGTTTATTTCGTCCTGGATACTCTCAAGAAGCTCGGCTTCGCCTTTTCCGTAGAAATGATGGGTTCTTTTAACATCAACCGCTCTGGCAAAGGGAAGTTGCTTGTGTTTGTAGATATTCGGCCCCATTCGGACTACCACATCATTAGCAACGATAATCAGCCAATCTTCGGGTTTCTTGGACCAATACCACAAAACTTCAACTTCTTTGGAGTTATCAATTCCTGTAGGCGGTTTGAAAAACTCGTAGTAGTTAGTATCTCCACCTGGAACGACTTTCTTGGCATTTCCGAGGTGATCCCAGACGGGGCCAGTGAAAAACAATTTAAAGTCGTCAATGTTCATCACATAACGACGAATGCAATCTCTAGCCCCGTAAGGACCAGAAAAAGACCTCGCTTTTTCATCTACATAGTAATCCTGAAGTTTAACCGCTTCCAGGTAGCAATCATCAAAATCGAAGGTTTCTGTTTCCTCTGATTCCTCTTTTTCGCCTTTTCCAAGCCGAATATTCTTAACTAATCGTCTATCCTTGAAATAAAACTCCTGAGCGATCCCAGTACCGAAAATAAGGGCATCTTTGATAACATTGTAAAGTTCCGTGTCTCCATCGGCGGTTTCCCAGGTATATTTGAAAATATGACCCATCACCATCGCTTTTGGTTGATCTTCCGCTCCACGAGGTAAAATAAGAGGTTGAGGAGTCTGATCCACGATTTCTGCTAAAGCGGTCTCTATAATAGATGTAGTCAGAGGCACATAATGGTTGGATTGCCACTCCTTGGCGTTTCGGATACTTCGATGGGCTTCCCACTGTTTTTCCCACTTATCCCAGTTCTTTTCCGCCTCGTGCCGATCAGGAGACTCCTTCATATCCTGATAGCGTTTATAAGCCCATCGGAGGGCTTCTAGTTCCTTACCTTCTGGTTTGTAATAAGTTCTGATTTCTGGTTTTTTATCCATTTAATATAAATACCGATGCTCGAAGTATTCTTTCTTCTCCCTCGGTCTGTTATATAAAGAAAGCGTATAGGAGAGAGCGTCAACGATGTCATCGTGTTGCCCCTTCGGAAATCGAAGTAATTCATCCTCTAAATATGTGTTGTTCACCATCGTCCGAAGATGAAACACTTTACCCGCCGCATAAAGAGGTTGCAAAGCCTTGATACGCTGGTCTTTTGTGCGAGCGCCAGGACGGACTTCTTCTATCGGTAGGTGACGCCCTCTCCTAGTCGCCTCCTCTCTGATTCCATAAGCTAGGGCTTTTTGGTACGCAACATCCTCCACCCCTATTCTCAGTGGATGCCATCGTTCTGCTACTCTAAACAGTTCATTTATCAGTTGTGTTGGCGTAATCTTGTCCCTGATAACCTCACGGACGAAGATATTTCCATACTGATCGATAGAACTGGTTACAATACTAGTATAGTCCGCTTCTTTTCCTAGTGCAATAGCAGGGTCAACTGTCACATAGGTGTTCATCAACTTACCAGACATATCTGACTGATCGTAGTATTGAAACCACTCTCTTTTAAATGTCGCTTGTGCATCTGGAACAACTTCGTTAAGATATTGACAACTAAATTCGTAGGGGCCTTTTTCTCTATAACGGGTGTATAGTTCGGCTTGGGTAAACTTATCAGGCCAAAGAAAATCTTTTAACCCCTCCCCTGTTTTCAAAGCGTAATTAAGGTCTCCTTCCCAAGTAAAAGCCTGCTTTTTCATCATATCATAGGACTGGATAACTTGATTCTCCTTATCCATTATCCAATCATAAAGGTCGCCATCTGTCCAACGAGTCCCAATAACGATCATCTGACCATTTGGTTCAAGAAGATCAAGAGAATCCTTATACCTTAGAGTCACTTTATCAATCTGTTCTCTTGTTCCGATGTTTTCTCTCTCAACAAGGTCGTCGTGGATAATCAGGTCGTAATGCTGACCTGTTTTCGTCGTCTCTACTCCCCACCCAGTAACTGTGGGTTCTTTTCCCTTCTCTGACTGTTTAGCAGTCTTCAAAGTAATTCGGTTCTCACTCCATTCCTCTGGATCAGCGGCTAATTCACCAAAAAGGCGAATTAGGTCATCATTTTCGGTTAAATGCCTCTTAATCGCCCTGACAAAATCGGCAGCGGTTTGATAAGTCGCATTTTGGATCAAAATTCTAATTGTTGGGTCATTGATGATCCTAAAAAGGGAATATCCAACTGTAATTAGGGTAGATTTAAGATGACCACGAGGAATAAGGATCAATTTCTTCTTATTACGGTTATCGGAAACAAAATTGCACAATTCCCGATGAAATGGGGCTAAGGGAACTTTATCAACTCCAGCTTCAGCCCCAAGAATGTATTTATCGAAAATGTAGAGATCGGATAGAGCTTTTTCCTTTAAAACTTCATCCTGGAGGAGTTTTTCCTGTTCCAGTTGTTTTAATATCTGGAGGCGGTATTTATTCTGCGGTTCTTCCATTTGGTTTAATAATACCACTTTCCGTTACATTTTTCGCATCACGCCATTTTTCAATAGCAACCCAAGAACTTTCCAAAATCTTCATAATAGCTGGCATATCATAGTTTGGATCATTAACTGGGGAAAAGGCTCGATAAAATATTTCTTTCTCTGGAGAACGAAGGTACATCACTAAACCCTTATCGGTGATAGCGATATGGTGAAGCCAATCTTCGGGGAACTCCTCTTGCCAGGCAAGATAATCGAAAGTCTGGGCCAGAGTACGCTTATAATCCATAAAGTCAAATTTAGTCCTCTTTGTCAGGATTTCTTTACGAATCGCATCTTCTTTTTCCGTTTCCTTATCGTATTCTTTCCCTTTTTCCTTAACCCATTTCGCCGCTTTTGTTTCAGACTCTTGTCCCATTGAATCAAGTTCTTCTTCAGTAACTTTCGCCATAAGATAATTCTACCATATATAATAGAAGGGTGAGAGCTTTTAAACTAAAACCTTATTATTACCGATTTAAAAAATTCAGAGATAAAGTAAGAGCAGAAGGATCAACCAACAAACAAACTTGGGACAACCACGACTGGATCTTCGGTGGACAATCCTTATTTGTTTTACCAGAAAATATCAATCTTTTTTAGACGTAAAGAACAAGTTACGTTTAGTAAATTAGTTGATGGTTGTAACCGTGAGGATAGGATTAATACTTTTATTCCTTTATTATATCTTCAAAATAATGAAAAAATCGAATTAGAAC